AGGATCTTCTTCACTCCAAGCCCCAGAACCCCAGGTTCCGCGACCCCAGCCCGTTACGTTAGCCATAGGCTATTTTATGCTATTCTTATTACTGCGTTACTTGCGTCTGCTGTTGGAAATTGAATAGTAAAACTTCCTGCAGTTGATGTTTTATCTCCACCAAAATCAAACACCGCAACAGCTGGATCACCTGATGCAGAGTCGTTGTAAATCATACAACCTCTTGCTGTGACTGTTGCTGTTCCAAATGTAAGATCGGCAAAATCTGTGAACGCTGTAGTTCCAGAAGATGTTGGATTAACATTTGTTAACGCTGCTCCGCCAGATGTGTAATTAGTTCCACTAGCTTGGTTAGTTGTAGTAAACGCTGTAGTAGATGCACTCATGGTTGCAGAGCTTGTATATAACGCCAGCTTAAAAGTGTTGCCACCTGAAGCTTTAAAATTGTGTACGCCCTCTAAAAGTTCTTTTTTAAAAGAAGTGCACATTGCTTGTGTTATAGCCATTATAGTCTCCTAATAATATTAGCTAGGTCTTTTTGACCTTGTTTTTCTAACTCATTACATATTGTACAAACATGGTTTTTTACAGCCTCATTCATGTAATACGTAATTACTTTTTTGCATGCTTCTTTAAAAGCATGTGCTTGTGCCCTAATGGGTGCAGGGGCCGTGTCGCTAATGGATACTAATCTATTAGTAGCCATTTCTGCAACTTCATCTACAGTGTGCCCTCTGTGATTTGTTGTAGTAACGTTAAGATTACCAACTTCTGTTTCTGAATCAAGTGAAAACATTAATATTCCTCTGGTTCTGGTGGTAGATCATTTCTATCTATCATTCCAATAAACTGTTGTTCTTCTTTTATTATATCAGACCATTTACATACACTCATCCTACCTTTGTCCATGTATGTTACAACGGGGTCTTCTAGCCTATGGTAGCCGTATAATTTTTCTTTTGTAGGAACGTCTGTCTCAAGTAAATTAGATCTAGGAGCAACAGATACTTCTATGTCGTTCTCCATACATTTTGCTAACCAAAACTCACAACAAGCCTTACCTGACTCTGCAAAGTGCATGTTGGTCTTGTAAGTAAAGTCTACGCCAAAGACTGTTATGTGACTTACTTTGTTCCATAAAGCGAAAGCTATAGCGTAAGCAACTGTATTATTAAAGTAAGCACATCCAAGATCACCGATTAAAGGACCCAACGGGAACTCTTCTGCAGCTGGGACACGCTTGTCCAGCTCGCATGTATAAATAGGATAGTCTATCTGTGGTAGATACTTTCGCATAATCTGAGTCATGCTCCCTGCGTCTTCTGTATCTAAAAATCGAGACATAGGATCCAGTATGAAAGCTCTGTCTACTTCTGGTAGCACACTCACCATAGCGTTTATGGCCCACACTTCATCAAACGCTAAACTATGTGTCCTGGACAAATGGTAATCTATTTGACTTTGACCCATTGCTACAAGCGCAATGTTTTTACCTTCCAGTTCTGGAAGTGGCTCTTTGAGCATTAGGTGATAGGAATACGAACTTGGTCGTACCTATACTGACTTTGTGTTCCTGCTCCCTCTGCAGTATTTTTTAATCTTGCCAGAGCGTCCTCGAATCTCTGATTGTATAGAGCTGTTTCTGCTGGATCCATTTTTAAGAAAATAGATGCTTCGGTCAAACAAGCATACAGCAAAGCTATAGGGGCATTTTCAGATAGCCATGTTTGACCACTATCTCCAGCTGCAGTTAAAGAAGCTGGTCTATAAAAATAGTGTAGTTCAAATGTGTAATTGCTATCAGGGGTAGGTGCGATAATAAAACTGTCGCTATCAAATTCTGCATAATACTTTGGTCTTCCTGTTACAGCTCCTGTCGTGGTTGGTTTGTACGACCTCATAAAACTAACTTGTTTTAAATTAAGGTAGTGATATGTGTCGCTATCTATTACAGCCAAACTAAACGGAGCCAAAAAATCTGTGGGCATGCCTAAATAAGGTGTGCCAGAACTAGCTGTTCCAGTTACGTTTTTCTTAAAGTTGTCTAACCAAACACCTTTTAAAATTCTTTCTTCGGCTTGTTCGATTATTATATTTAAGTTGTTTACAAACGTTGTTTCAGAAGTATCTACATAATCCTGTATCGCTGTTTTTAATGAACTGTATGTAAATCCTGCCATTATACTGGTCCCGCTGTTACGCTATCTCCACCACCTGTTACATTACCTGTAGTGGCTGTTCCTGTAGATGTAAACTTATATTCGTTAGCATCTACTACAGTTATTGTATATCCACTTGCTGCTTCAAGTACAGTAGTCGTAACACCATCAACAGCTTCTGTATCTCTAAATCTTACTGTATCTCCAGTAGTTCTGCCATGTTTAAATTCTGTTACAAATATAACTGTATTAGCTCCTGCACTACCTGTTCTAAAAGGATTCAATGGCAATAACGTTTGAGCAAGACCCACCGTGCAATCTACTCCACCGCCTCTGGCTCCTGTTGTTCCTGTTCCAGAACCTGCTGTAAAAGTATAAGTGTTGTTATTATAGTTAAGAATATCAGTAGTTGTGTTAGCTGTAACCGTAATAGAGTATCCATCAGGGTCTTCTATAACGCTGCTGGTAAACCCATCAAACGCATCTACGTTTCTAAATCTAACTTTATCTCCTGTGCTTCTGCCGTGATTGTCTTCAAAGACTGTTATTACTGCACTGCCTTGTGTTGTAAGAAATGGATTGTTTACAAGAAGACTTTGAGCAGAAGGCTCGGTTCTGTCTGGTCTAGGATTTAATAAAGCTTGTGGATCTGCACCAACAGGAGGTGCTTCTAGTTGAGGTTGTTTGGGATCGAAACATTCTGGACACGTTTTAAAACCATCCCATTGTTCTTGCAATTGATGTAAACGATACCTTTGTCCGCAGGTATCGCAGATTCCGTAAGCTCGTCTACCTGATGCAAATGCCATATCATATTATAAGTCTAGGAGGTAAGAATTTAGAACTAACAGAATCTATGTCTTCACTAGCTGCCCTGTCCCATTCTTCATCATAAACTGATTTTAATAACTGTATCCTATCTGGAGCTCTTTTCATCGCTATGTAATAAGCAAGTCCCGCTGTCATACAAGGCAAAAATCTAAATACCACTTCCATATTGTTTGTGTAGTCACCTGCATCTTGCATTCTTGTCAGTGCATAGTATTTGATTACATCAGTAGAGTTTTCTGGTGTAGGGTACAAATAAAGTTTTGGTGTAATATGTCTTTCTAAGAAAAATTGAGTAGGCCTAGCTTGGTCAGTCTTGTTAGGGGTATAAAGATAGTCTGACCTACTCAACCTCGACATTTGAAAATCTGTGCTATCACGAGTAATAACAGCAGAAGTTATGTCTATAATGTCTGTTCCGAGGCTTACCTCATTTGTTCCTTTAGTAACCGTAAAACTATGCTCAGCAATAAGCCATTGATTTAATCCTCTGTTTGCCCACTCAGCGATCATAATATTTAGTGAGCGTCTTGCTGTTTCTAAATCGTATCCTGTGCGTAACTCAAGACCGCATCTTTCATATGCTTCTTCTATAAGTTCATCAATACTAAGATTGAATGATGTTGTTCCTGATGTCGCCATTATTTTTTCTTCTTAGCGTTTTTAATAGAACGTTCTATTTGAGCTGCTTGTTTAGCATGTAGCCTAGACGCGCCTTTTAACTCTTTTATAAGTTTTCTTTTTTGTGCAATTGTTAAATCCGCCATTAGTCTTCCTCCTCTGCGTATAGATTATCAAATATTCTATTAACATCCAACGTATAATCTAGATCGGACTTAGAATAATGTATATGCGCTGATGGTTTAAAATCAGGTGCGCCTTGTCCTGTTTCAAACCAAGCTGGATGTGTAACTCTGACACGGTTGTTTGGTAAAGCAACTATGTTACCTGTCCACGGCCCCGCATCTAACAATTCCATAACATGGCTTTGTTTGTGTTGTGCAGGGTCATCTGCAATTTCATTCTCTGCATAGTCTACTGTGAACAAGTATTTAGCTGGGTACATTTCTCCCCCTATTTTAGCTAACCAGGGACATGGTGTTGCCCTATCTATAACGTAAACTGCATGATTGTGAGAAGAACAGTCCCAAGGCTGAGCATCGTGTACGGCCATAGGTTCAGGCCATTCAACAAATGGCGTGTCTCCTACTAAAGCAGTAATAGGCATCCTTGCCCACATTGCACCGCCATACACGTTTTCCATTCCTTGTTCTTCCTGTTCTTCTGAAAGAACTCCTGTAAATATGACTTGAAAACTAAGGCATCTACAAGGCATTGTAGTAACACCCACGGCCATGGCGTGTAAAAACTCACCATGGTATTTTTCGTGGTTGTGGGTGTACTCTCGTCTTACCCAACACTTAAAGTGCGGTATATTACTATGTAAATAAGCCACTATTTATTGTGCCTTATACTTTTCCGCCTTTCTTCATGCCTTTGGTTTTCATGCCGACTTTTCCACCCATTTTGTATCCTTTGGTTTTCATGCCGACTTTTCCACCCATTTTGTATCCTTTGGTTTTCATTTTACCGCCAGACACTTTACCGCCCATCTTGTAGCCTTTAGTAGTCATTCCTCCAGCTCTCATGCCTTTGGTTTTCATCTTACCGCCTTGAGCGTAACCTTTAGTCTTTTTAAACATATCTAATCCTTAATTGTAATATGCAACAAAAAAGTCGCAGTTAGTCAAAGCTACATAAGCTCCTTCTGTAAAACGACAGCCCATGCCTGGTATGTAGTGATCGAAAGATTCGTTCGCTGCAGAACCAAACTTAAACTGAGCTATTATCCTAGTGCCACTAGCACCTGTACCATCATAAATAATGATTTGTGCATCAGCAGCACTAGATTGAGCTTGTACAGACTGTATCCTTAGTGAGCCTAAATTAGTAGCAGTTCCAGCTCCCGATGCTCCAATAAAACCTTGAAGCTGTCCTGAGCTAGTTAAAGGAACGGATGCTTTTACATCTGAACTCATATTAGTCTCCTATTAAGCGTCAGCA